AGTCTTTTAAAGGATCTTTACTAAAAGCTCTTAAAGAGGGTGCAGTAGAGGGACTAGTTAAAGGTGACTCTAACGCTGCTCGTTTCGAGATCAAAGCTGGAGACATGACTATGGCTAACTCTTACACTGGAGTAGTAGCTGCTGAGCAAGTGATCTCAGACATCAAGTTTGATCCTACTCGTAGAGTACATATTCGCCAGTTAATCCCTAATGGATCTACTGATGCTCAAACTATTCGCTATCCAAAAGAGTCTGCATACGATGATGGAGCTGCTGCTAAAGCTCAAGGTGCTACTCTAGGACAGTCTGATTTTGACATCGCTGCTAGCTCTGTAAACATGGAGAAAATAGGTACATTTATGAGAATCACTGAGGAGATGTTAAATGATACTCCACAGTTATTATCTTACCTATCAGCTCGTGTACCAGAGAAGATTTTATCTCTAGAGGATGCTCAGATCTTAAATGGTGATGGTACATCTCCAAACTTAGATGGTCTTTTCACTGATGGATCTGCTTTCGCTGCTGGTGGTTTCGCTGCTGGTATCGAGTCTGCTAACGAGTACGATGTACTAGTAGTAGCTCTAAACCAATTAGCACTAGCTAACTACAGCGCTGATACTATCCTAGTGAATCCTACAGATCTACACAAGATCGCTCTACTTAAGTCTACTGCTAATGAGTACCTAAGACAGCAAATCTACTCAGGTCTACAGCCTAACATCATGGGCGTGCCTGTAACTGCTAGCACTGCTGTTGCTGCTGGATCTTTCCTAGTAGGTAACTTAGCTGTAGCTACTCAGCTATGGATTCGTGAGAATTTAGCTGTAGAGTTTTCTCGTGAGGATTCTACTAACTTTAGAGATGGATTTGTAACTGTGAAAGCTAGCGAGCGTGTAGCACTTACTAACTATCTACCTAATGCTATCGTACAGGGATCTTTTGCAACTGCTAAAGCTGCTTTAGAGACTGCTTAATACTTATATAGCTAAAACAAGAAAGAGGCCTCTGTAGGGCCTCTTTTTTATTTGTAGTAGTTTGGATCAGAAATTGATCCCAAGTCTCAGACTCATGAGCCTTTTAGCATCATAGATCTCCAGCTTATCAAAGAGCTTGATAATTTTTCTGTAAGGCTTATGATCTCTCCAGTGATTCTCCTCGAAAGCAAAGAACTTAGTCCCAGTCAGCTCACAGATCGCACAGGCGTGTAGTGCAGCTGGTCCATAATTCTGAAAGCTCTGGATAAAGCGAGTGCTAGAGTACAGATCAAAAGTATCTCCAGCCTTATTGAATTTGATGACTACTCTTTCCATTACTTTACAAATTGGCGATAATTCATAGCCTTAGCATCCTCGATGTAGCGAGCAGATAGAGTCTTAGAGATCGCTCTAAGCAGCTCGATAAAATACGCCATATCCCAAGCCTGTGACTCGATCTTATACTCAACTCTCTTAGAGATCTTAGCATGATGGATCTCCAGATCCTCAGTACTATAATCGTTAAACTGAGGCGCTAACCAGAGCAGCCTCTTAACTTGTTCGTTAGTCATTTGTGGTGAATTTTGTGACATAATGTGATAATTTAATTAGAAATCATTTAGTTAATCGAGAGCAATATACAGAAAATCTACAAATACACAAAATATCTACAATATGTAAATGATAGAGATTTTTCTATACCTTTGGATAAATCCTTAAATCAAACACTATGAACTTTGATCTATACTATGATCGCCTTTTATCTGAGCATCTTTCTGATGATCACAGATGTCCAGAATGTGACAAACCAGTAAAAAAAGAGGGAGAGTACTGCTCCAGTAACTGCTTTGATGCCAGCATGAGATGAGAGCTGCTGTATCATTTATCGCCAAAGAGACAGATTCTGTGGAGATCATGGAGGCTGTCCAGATGTACGACATAGTCTATCTAGAGCATGATGATGTATACTATGCTTTATACATCTCTGGAGAGGAGGGTATCATTGAGAAGCGCTACAGGATCGAGGGTAGCTATTACACTCTTAATACATACAAGGGTAGATTAGAGTTTGCATACGCCATCTACAGACTAATTAAAACGACTAAATATGAATAGGATTCTACTACCTATAGTGATCGTGATCTTACTTTATGTCTTTGATATGATCTGGATCACACTAGGCTGTATAGCAGCTGCTGTGATCACTAGTTACCTATACGATAAGTATCTAAAACACTGGCACTAGACAAGTAGCTGATTTTTAGTTACTTTAGTGGCATGACCTCTAACCAATTTGGCTGTCTAGGCGAGCATAAGTTTGCTCTAGAGTGCATGTCCAGAGGATTTGATGTGTCCATGCCTCTGAGACACTCTAGTCCCTATGATCTCATAGTGGATGTAGATCACCAGCTGCTTAAGATCCAAGTCAAGTCTCTTAGTCAAGAGAAAGAGAAAGGAAGGCATACGATCAAATATGTGATCGATTCAAAGAATAAAGATCGATACTATAACGCTGCTGATGTCGATTATTTTGCACTGTACTCTAGTTTTTTTGATGGTTTCTTTGTGATCCATTTCAGTGTAATAGGAGGTCAATCATCTGTCAGAGTCAGTCCAGACAATCAGTATGGGATCTACTTCAATGACTACAGCTTTACTCAGCACACTACACTATAAGCGCTATCAGAGGAGGTGGCGCTTTTTTAGTACCTTTGTTTTTAAAGATTATAGCAATGAAAGTCAAAATCATCAAACAGGTTTTTAATGGCCAGAGGTTACTCAGAGAGGGCGAGATCTTACAGATCATTGACAAAACAGCAAAGCAGTATATCCAGAAAGGTATCGCTGTCGAAGTCAAAGAAGCGCCAGCAAAGAAAGAGCAGAAACCAGCTGAAACCAAAGAAAATAAGACAGTATCTAAGAGAACAACTAAAAGCGCTAAATAATGCCAGAGATGCTAATTAACTCAGTAGTAGGATCAGAGCCTTTGACTGAGACAGATTTTAAAAACTACATCAGGATCGACACTGATGCAGATGATGGTCTGCTAGAGAATATGATCGTGACTGCCAGAGAATGGTGTGAGATGTATATCAGCTCAGACATCGTGGCTAAGTCTCGTACCTACTATCAAGAGGAGGTACAGTATGGAGAGGTCATTGATCTACCTTTTGGCGATGTATCATCTATCAGCTCAGTAACTGCTGAGGGTACTGCTGTAGAATACACTACAAAGGGTGTAGGATCTAACAGACTTATTTTAAACAGTCTACCAGCAAAGGATGTAAAGATCACCTATACTACTGCTGGATTAAATAATCAAGTGATCAAAAGCGCACTGAAAATGTTTGTCTCTACTCTGTATGATAATAGAGCATCATTTGTGACTGGTACTATTGTGACAGAAGTACCTCTAAATATCCAGAGCATCCTTGATCCATACAAACAGATGTACATCTAATGCAAGCTGGAAAACTAAATAAAAGAGTCAGAGTCTATCGCCAGACTACACAATCTGATGGATATGGTGGTCTGACTGAGTCTGCTCTTATTTTAAATAGGACTATATGGGCGCACAAAAAAGAGCTGCGAAGCGAAATACAAGACCAAGACAACAGTCAAAAAAGAGTAACACAGCTGGAGCTTATTGTAAGGAAAAACACTGCCAATGCTCTGGACATGAAAACAGATGTACTGGAGCTGGAGAGCCAGTCAGGAAAGTACAGGATCAACGCCATCGAGGAATACGATCAAGATTTTTACAGCTTAGTCAAATGTTCAAAGCATGGAGATTAAGATTAATCCAAAAGATCACAAAGAGCTGGCTGCCAAGTTTAAGAAACTTCTGGCTGTGGATGAGCGTGAAGCTCACAAGATCCTTAACGAGGAGTCTAGAGCTATTGCGAGTAATGCTCAGAAAGATTCGCCTATTGATACTGGGAATCTAAGGCGCAATATAGGGTATGACTACACTAGGGAATATAAAGAGGCTGTCATTTACGCTAAAGCTCCATACTCTGGATACCTAGAATATGGTACAAGGTTTCAGCCAGCACAGCCTTATTTTGAGCCTAATGTCGATAAAGGAATTAAAAGGATCATCAGACGATTTGAGATCGCATTAAAAAACGCTATTAAATGAAAGAGCCAGCACATCATCTCAGAAAGGCCATAATAGACGATCTAACAGGAGCAATCCAGTTAAATGGATCTAATGTCCAGATCTATAATAAAGTGCCTCTAAACGCCTCTGAGCCTTTTATAAAGGTCTACACTATTAGCTCTGGAGAATCAGAGTTCAATAGAAACAGTAAAATGGTAGACACTGTACTTAGGATCGAGTGTGTTACTTCTTATGACTCTGGATCTGGAGGTGAGCTGCAAGTTAATCAGCTAGTCTCTCAGGTCTATGATCGTTTAAGAGTATCGCCAGAGAATTATTATGATCTAAGTGCAGAGGGACTGTACATTTACTCACTTCTAATAGGACAGACTACTTATCTAGAGGAGTACACAAATGGAAAGACTTATCACAGAGCTGTGATCAGAGTAGAAATTAAAACAAATGAGCAATGACATATATCAGCGAACACATCAGCTGGGATGAGGCAACTAGATCTCAGACAGCAGAGGAGCAAGGAATTGAAAACACTCCAGATGCTCAGCAACTAAAACACATGAGAGTACTAGCTCGCAATGTATTTGAGCCTCTTAGAGAATGGGCAGCTGAGCCAATTAGAGTAAACAGCTTTTTTAGATCTGAGGCGCTTAATGCTGCTATAGGTGGATCACACAGATCACTACACATGAGAGGTAGTGCTATTGACATTGATGCTACTGGATCTAAGACTAATGCTGATCTATTTCACTACATCAGAGAAAATCTATGCTTTGATCAACTGATCTGGGAATTTGGCGATGACTCTAATCCTGACTGGATTCATGTGAGCTACATCAATGATAGCCAGAATAGACAGGAGATTCTACAGGCATATAAAGACAAGAAAGGAAAGACCAAGTATAAATTTTACGAGGTAGCTCCAGAAAAATCAGAGGACAATGCTTAAGATCTTTACTAAATTATTTGGCGCTACAGGTGGAGCTGTAGCTGAAAAGATAGGAGGCTTAGTAGATAAGTTTGTCCAGACCAAAGACGAAAAGGCTCAATTTGAGAAAGAGATGGAGCTGATCTTTCAGGAGCATGAGCTGTCTCTGGAAAAGGAGATCACAGCTCGCCATAAAGCTGATATGTCATCAGACTCGTGGCTATCTAAAAATATCAGACCAATGATCACACTTTTCGCTCTGGGTATATATACAATCTTTGCGATCACTGATGGAAACATCAAAGGATTTAACATCGCTAATCAATATGTAGAGCTGATGGGACAGATCCTTTCTTATGCGCTGGGATTCTATTTTACATCCAGAGGTCTAGAGAAAGTGGCGAGCATCGTAAAAAAGAAATAAAGTACCTTTGTTAAAGCAAAATCAGAGTAAATAGTGGCTGCTACATACAACATACCAACACAGTACAATGGTGATACTTTCGAGATCATCGACTTTAAATTTTATGAGGGATCAGCAGAATCTGGCAATGAGCTAGATCTAACTACTGGAGTCCCAAAAATGCAAGTTAGGAGAGGATCTGTGACTGGTGAAATTGTACAGACTTTTACTATAGGCGATGGACTAGAATGGGTAGATCAAGATGCTGGACATTTTCGTACTACTGAATTTCTGATCACATGGGGTGGTGGAACTTATTACTATGATCTCCAGATCACCTATACAGCTACTCTGGTTAAGACTTATGTGAAAGGTAGTATAGTAGTAGAGGAGGATGTGACTGACTAATGGCGAGTATAGTAAACATAGTAGATAGTACCAGTGCAGTTACACTAAATGTAGTAGAGACCTTAAATGGGCCTACAGTAAATGTAGCTCAGCAGTCAGGGCCTACAGTCAATGTAGTACTGTCTGGAGGTTTACTGAATAGAGATTTAAATTATGTGCATAATCAACTCGCAGCGAGCAGCTCATGGGACATCACTCATGATCTGAATAAGTTTCCAGCTGTGTCTGTAGTAGACAGCTCTGGTAACATCGTGATAGGTGATGTGCAGCACATAACTAATAAAAGAGTAATAATAACATTTAACGCCTCATTTAGTGGCAAAGCATATTTTAATTAGAAGCTATGGCAAAGTACTTATCTCACATTGATCTTAATCAGAATCAGCTCCAAAATGCAGTAGTGCATCCTTTAGGATCAGCGCCATCTACTCCAGTAGAGGGACAGATCTATTTTAACTCTACAGCTGGAAACAAAAAACTATATGTCTATAATGGCACAGCATGGACTGATCTAGCTGGTGTATACTCAATTCTAGAGGGAGATGGTATCTCAGTCTCTGGATCATCTGGAGAGGTAACTATTTCAGTAGATGCCTCAGCTACCTATTTTGAATTTAGCTCTGGATCTTTAAGCATCAAGGCTGGATCAATAGGTGCAACTGAGTTAGATGCTACAGGTGTTACAGCTGACTCTTATGGATCTGGATCTGCTATCCCTACTTTCACAGTAGATGCTAATGGGCGATTAACAGCTGCTGGAGAGGTTAGTATCTCATCTACTTTAGACATCGCTGCTGATGCTGGTACTGACGATGGAGTAGTACTAGGAACTGATACGCTTACTATTGCTGGAGGCACTAACATTAACACATCTGTCTCTGGAGATACGATCACAGTCAATCTAGATGCTAGTCCTACTATTGGTGGAGATCTAGTGGTAGAAGGTAACTTAACTGTCTCTGGTACGACTACTACAGTCAATACTGAGACAATCAACTTAGCTGATAATATCATCACGCTAAACTCGAATGAGACTGGAACGCCATCAGAGGATGCTGGTATCGAAGTAGAAAGAGGTACATCAACAAATGTAGCTGTGATCTGGGATGAGTCTGCTGATCGCTGGGCATTTACTAACGATGGATCTACCTATTTTAATATCCCAGTACCTAGTGAGTATGATACCTCTGCATCCAGAGAACATGCTGCTACTATTGCTGATACAGCTACTGTGACTCATAACTTAGGATCTAGAGATGTAATCGTACAGCTTTTTGATACAGTTACCTATGAGACAGTATTTGCTGATGTAGAGCGTAGCACTACTAACGCTGTAGATGTTACCTTTGCTAGTACTCCTACCAATAGTGTAAGAGTGCTGATCAGCAAAATTGGATAATATATAAAATAGCGACATGGCGAATAAGTTTCTCAATGGTATTGATACTACATCACTTAGTGTCAATAGCCAGTACTCTCTACCTACAAGTGATGGATCTAATAAACAAGTACTAACTACTGATGGTAATGGTAATGTCACCTTTTCAGATGTAGATCTAGTAGGCGCACAGGCTCATTATGTTTATTATGAGGTCAAAAACTCTACTGGGGTAACTATCCCAAAAGGAACAGGAGTCATGGCTGTGGGTACAGATGGAAACTCAGGCCATATCTTAATATCGCCAATGGTAGCAGATGGCTCAATAGAGCCTCAATACTTTATAGGGATCACTGCTGATGCTATAGGTAATGGACAGACTGGGAATGTGATTCACTTTGGGATGCTTTCTAGTGTCAATACTACTGCATTTAATGATGGCGATGTATTATACTGTGATCCAGCTAATGATGGTGGATTTACTGTTACAGAGCCAGATGGTCCTAATCTTAAATTAGCTGTAGCTTTTATAGTAAACTCTGCAACAAATGGTAAGATGTTTATCAGAGTACAGGGCAATGAGGGACTGCATCAGTTACATGATGTAAGCGCTAGTCCAGTATCTACTGCTGATGGAGATCTACTACAGTGGAACGCTACCTCTAAAGTCTGGGAAAACAAAACACTAGCTGATATAGCTGACTCACGCTATGTCAATGTATCTGGAGATACGATGTCTGGAAACTTAACAATTTCAGGATCTGGATATCGAGAATTAAAAGTAGATCAGACAGATAGCGCATCAGTTAGGTTAGGGGTATCATCAGGATCTACTGAGGCTTTTGTGTTTGCTGATAATACTGGAGCTGGTCATGTTACTGGGAACGCATCTATTAAGATGCTAATGTATGATAGTAATTCTAACATAGTAGAATCTGGTAGATTTACTACTACTGGTTTAGATGTGACTGGTAATGTTTTAGCCAGCTCATTTATAAAAGATGGAGGCACAAGCTCTCAGTTTTTAAAAGCTGATGGATCTGTAGATTCAAACAGCTACATCACAGACATTACTACTCAGACAGATCCTAAGTATTTACGATCTGATACAAATGACTTTTTTACTGGTAGACTAGCTAATATAAGTCTAAATCAAACTCCAGCCTATGGAGGTGGTGCTATTAATTTACAGCCAGCTACAGCTGGTGGATCTACAGGAATTGTATTAAGATCTAAAGTTAATGATGGATCTGATTTTGGATTTATCTGGTGGTATGATGATAATGATCACTATAATACTTTAAACTCTACAGAAAATGGAGTTTTAGTAATAGGTATACAAAACGATGGAGGCGCTACCTCAATGGACTCTATCGCTATTGAATCAACTGGAGACATATATCTTAACGCTGGAGTAGCATCTGGAGATCAAGGCGCTGGAACATACGACACAGCTAGAGGTGATGTTTATGTAGGAGATGGGACTACTAGATATAAAGTATGGCACTCAGGAAACAGCTCTTTTACATCAAATGGTTTAGGCGCTAATTTCACTGATCCAGTAACTATTTATGATGCAAGTACTACAGAGAATCCTAGACTTTCAGTAGGTAGAGGAGACACTCAAAGGCTTAGCTTTAGTGTAGATGATGGTAATGCATATATAACTCATAGACAAGACGAAACTAATGCGCCTCATGCTCTTTATTTCACTATAGATTCACCAACTACATCTGGAAAAGGATTCTACTGGCACTCTAGGTTGGCTGATGGTACTTCAGCTAATGAATATATGCATGTAGACTCTACTGGTTTAGATGTTAATGGCAGTGTAGTAGCTACATCTTTTAGTGGTAATGGAGCTAATGTTACTAATGTAAATGCTGATCTATGGGATGGTTATCAATTTGCTGACTATTTAAATCAAGGCGTAAGAACATCAGATAGTCCATCATGGGGATCTATAAAAGTAACTAGTACAGCTGATGCTACTGGTATAGAGCTTAGAAATAGTAACGAGGTGATCTCTGGAGAGTCATGGTGTACTGCTTTTTATTCTATTAATGATAATGATGGATGGTTATTTGTAGGTAGAGATGCATCAGATAATCCTCATCCTATCTTTCACATAGGTGGATATAACAACGCTGGTAATGGTGGATATGATGCAAATGATTCTATTATCACGCTTTCTAGAAACAATGGTACTAAAGCTACTGGAGCTGGTGATTCTGATAATGGTTTATCTACCAGCACTGAGTTTATAAATATCGTTAAAAGGTCAGACTATACTTACTTTAAAGATAATCAAGGTGAGTATCGATTTAGTGGTCTTTTAAGAGCAGAGAATATGATCACTGTAAATGGTGATTATTTGATAAAAGAGTTAGGTACTCCATATTTTACTAATGGTGTAGCTAATCTAGCCTGTGATATACATTTTGGAAACAACTCTTTTTGGGGTTATATAGAGGTACATATCACTAGTACATACTCAAACCAGAATAGCGCTGGATCTTTAATTTATAGATACTCTGTAGGTACTAATCCAAATGGATCTATTTATGTAAACAGTAAAGAGTGTATTGCAGCTGATGGTACTATTACATCTAATATAAATCTAGACAACTTTTACTGGGATTCTACTAATTCTACTTATGCGATACCTATATCTCATATAGTATCTACTGGTAATAGCTACTCTGTACTAATTAAAATGTTTACTCACAGCTCAGGAGCTTATGGAGCTGCTGATGACATAACAATAGGAGGTTTATATACTAAGACTGCTTTAAATGCGCCATATCAATACAATAATGGGCCTTTGGGTGTAGGAGGTACATCTGGAGTAAAGCTTATAGGAGACAGTGGTAGCTTTGAGGTACAAAACGCATCTGGTACAGGTACATTCAAAGTCTACACTACTGGATATACTTCTATAGGTGGCGCTCATACAGCTGACTCTCCAGTACACATGAAGTTTTCTACTACTGGTGAATTACTACAGCTTTCTAATACTAGCTCTGGAGCTTATACTCAAATAGGTTTTCAGCAGCAAGACAGTGATGGACTGCATCATAGAGCTTATATAAGAGCTGAAAGAGATCCAGATGGTGGTAATGCTGCTGGTACACTACATCTTATGAATAGGGGTGTAGGAGCTGGACAGCAGAAAACGATGACTCTTAGAGCTAGTGGAAAGGTGGGTATTTTGCAAGAATCACCAAACAGAGAGCTTACTGTAAATGGAGAGGTATCTGGAACTAGATTCTATAAATATGGCAATGAGAGTTATTATTTAGATCCTAATTCTGAAAGCATTTTAAAAAGAATCAGATGTGGTACTAGTACATCAGACAATAATGGAACTGTATCTCTATCGTTAAATGATGGATCGCTGCACATGAGATCAGTCACTGATTATAATCACAAAATGTGGTATTATGATGGTATTGCTTTCTCTACTAATCCTAGTCATGGGCATTTTAGATTTTATGGTGACTCAGTACAGCGAAATAACGCTACTGGTGGATCTACTTTAAGATTTGATATCGATGTACAAAATGCGATCACTACTTGTCATGGAGAGCTTAGATCTACTGGCGATGTTATTGCATACTCATCAGATGAGCGCCTAAAAACAAATATCAAACAGATCCCAGATGCTATTGAAAAAGTAAAAGCTCTGAAAGGGGTGACATACGACTGGGTAGAAAATATCGAAGATCTAGGATTTAAGCCTAGAAATAAGAAAGATGATGTAGGTCTAATCGCTCAGGATCTGGAAAAGGTTTTACCTCAAGTAGTAGCACCAGCTCCATTTGATCATGAAATGGATGACGAAAAAGGAGAGATGGTATCTAAGTCTGGAGAGGGATATAAGACTGTCCAGTATGATAAGGTAGTACCTTTACTAATCGAGGCGATTAAAGAGCAACAGAAACAAATTGACGAACTAAAAGCGATGATCTATGGCGATGCCTAGTTTAGGACAGTTAAGTCTTTTCGATGCTGGGAAAGAAGTAGTAGTAGGAGCTAGAGAAGCTCCTATAGCTGACTCGACTGTACTGCTAAACTTTCCTAATGGCATAAGTCTCACAGAGATCAGTACTGGCACTGGAGCAGCAGCTGATGATCCTATTAATTGGCGTAATACTACTAATGCTCCAAATGAGCAAACTCCTCACGCCTTATCTGAGTTTTATGGATATGATGATGACTACATCTTTACATTTAACACTTCTACTAATGTAGGATACTATTATAGAGGTGATTCTGATACTAATATAACAGTAGACACAGTGTATGGTAGAATTAGTAGAGGATTTACTAGTACGACCAATACAGATAATATTGATCCTATTGCTAAAGCTGGATATAAATGGAGAGAGCTGACATTTAAAGTATCTGCTGGTCAGTCTGTACTATATCGACCAGTGATCATTTTCAGAGCTGCTGGCACAGATTATAGGAGGGATTTTGCTTTTAACTCTTTAAGATCTGGCACTACTCACTACTATGCTGGAAACACAGCATCTGTAAGATTTGAAAACGCCTCTAGTGATGCGCTACCTATTAGTGAGTCATCATGGACTACTGTCACTACTGGATCTACAGCTGGTAGATTTAACATAGAAAATGGTGGAGGTACTCCATCAACTGGTACTGGACCAGATACAGGTTTAGTATATAGTAGTATAACTGGAAACTATGAAACTACTACAGGGCCATATTGGTACTATGAGTCATCTAGTAGCGCTACAGGATGGGCAATGTGGAAACCAAGCGCCACAAAATCAATAGGTGGTGGAAGTACAGATACATGGACTTTGATTTATTCTGCATGGTCAGATAATGTAGTGACATGGGATAACTGCTATTTTGAGATAGTGATACAAGTCACAGCGATCATTTAAAATACTTAACTTTGTAAAAATTATAGCAATGGCGAACACTTACAAATACAGAGTAAATCATGTCAGATGTAAAGTACAGGATGGTGATTTAAAAAAAGTAATTAAACAGGTAGACTGGACTATTGAAGCTACCTCTGAAAATCACACTTTTGTAGACACAGGATTTACTACTTTCTTACCAGATCCAGATCCTAATTCTTTTTTAGATTTTGATGTGATCTATAATGATCAAGTGATCGAATGGGTTAAAGAGGTGGAAGGTGAAAATATACAGGAGCATCTTAATCGCTTAGATGAGCTTTTATATGCTAAAGAAAATCCTACAGAGATCATCACCAGATTAAATATAGATCCAGCTTTATTAGCATCAGATGAGTCAGAAGCTACAGCACAAGAGGAAGTAATTTAATTAAATCTAAATAAAATGTCACAAGGAAAAATCGAGCAGAGCGAACTAGAAGCGCTAAAAGCTCAAGAACAAAAAGGCTCAGCTCTAATCAATGAGCTGGCAAATGTCAAACTAGCAGAATCTGATATCGTTTCAGCTCTTAAAGATCTAAGATCAGAGCGCCAGAAATTATTTGATGAGCTAAAGGAAAAGTATGGTCCTATTAATATCAATATCAATGATGGATCATACGAAGTAGACGAAGCTCCAGAAGTAGAAGTAGAGGAGGCTTAATGCAGCTACATAAGCTCAGACCTATCGTTAAGTATTCAGATAAGACTCTGGATGCTTTTTCATGGTTTTTTAAAGTAGGAGGCATCGCACTGTTTCCTTTTGTGATCCTCAGAGAGAAGTATAGAGATAGCTCAGAGGACTTCTGGCGTACTAGAAACAGAAAGGTCATCAATCACGAGTCAATACATTTTCAGCAAGCTCTGGAGCTGTTAGTGATCCCTTTCTACTTTCTGTATGTTTTAGAGTGGTTTGTCAAGCTATTTATCTACAGATCTAAGGCGTATCAAAATATCTCTTTCGAGAGAGAAGCCTATGCTAATGATGGTGATCTAAACTATCTAAGCCACAGGAAACGATACAACTGGATCAAGAGAATACTGAGATAGGTTTTCTATTAGAAAACTTTTTAAAGGTGGCCAGATGGCTGCCTTTTTTTATTTGGGTACTGATCCAGAGGCAAATAACAAAAATCACGATTTGCTATCTTTGTACTACAAATACAATACGCTATCAATGGCACACGAAATCAGCGAAAACACAAAGCTAACTCTAGATCTTAAAACTATCGCCATAGTGATAGGAGGGGTGGCATCTTTGATATTAATGTACACTACACTCCAGAAAGACATCGAGCTGGCTAAGGAGCTACCTAAACCAGAGATCTCTCGAACAGAGTATGATCTAAAAGATGAGCTGGTCAGAGAGACGATCATGAACACTCAGAAAAAGGTGGATGAGATAGGTAGTAAGCTGGACAAGATCGAGGAGCGTTTATTTAAAATAAGCACAAAATAATGAGAGCGCTGATATTTCTTTTCTGGTTACTGTCAATGTTTAAAATCTATGGTCAAGGCATAGCTGTCATACAGGTCAATGCAGAGTGGAATATGCGCAATAGTATAGATCTTAATGGGATCAAAGGAGCTAGAGTGCAATTTGCTTATCTTAATGAGCAGCCAGAGGCTCTCAGAGAAAGGATCAAAGCTGTACCAGCGATCTGGGTATTTAAAGATGGTCAGCTGATTAAGTACTGGGAGGCTGATATTTCATTTAAATTAAGAGTCAGGAGAGAGGAGATACAGGAGTATATAGATTCGATCAAGGACTAAATTTTA